AGGCGAGTTGGGTCAGGAATCCAGTTTCAACAGGCATAGCTCACCTCAGAGGCAGACGAAAGGGATGGAGACAGGAAGATGGGTCCACTGGGGGTCGTGGATGATAGGCCCAGGGGTCGGAACGCCACATGAGACCGTGGCCGCACCGGTCAGGATCTTCCGCGCGAAGAGTGCTACCAGGGCGTCCACCGCCTGCATGAGGACGCCGGGTCCAGTGTTTATGGGAACGAAGATAGAGACCTGATAGATACCGGTCTCGTGGTTCGCGCCTTGAAGTTCGGGCTGATTCGTGGACGGAAGCAGTACCGGCTTGTACCAGATGCCCGTCGGCGGGTCGAAGGGCATTCCTGACCAAGCCACCTGCGTCAGCGGAGTCAGCCCGGAGAGGGTCAAGAACTGGGTATCGAGCACCCGTCGAGCGGCGTCCCAGCTCATGCCTCACCCGCGATCTTGGCCACGCGTGCGCCGAACTCGGCCTCGTACTCCTGGACAGAGATTCGAAGCATGCCTTCGGGGGCCTGCATGGAGCCGTGCCAGTTCGGATGAGGGGCGTAGGGATTGGGGCCGCTGCCATATTCGATGGGCAAAGCGTAGGGGAGGTTGTTCGCCAGGAATGCCACGGTCCCGGCCTTGAACTCGCCGGAAACAACCTGGTTTGCGATCCGCGCCATGGTCTCCATGCCAGCCGGGTCGGGCTCGGCCACCGTATCCATGGGCTGGGCGCCGCTGCCCACCTGCCAGTTCGCGCGTAGCATGCCGCTGCCAATCTGCCTTCTTGCGTACAGCTTGCTCATGCCCACCGGAGTTTTCTGGATGGTCCTGTAGCTGACCTCGATCAGAATGTCCTGAAACACGAGGTCAGCCTTCAGGCCAACCTTGTCGATCCAGGCTCCAACCTGCATGGCGAAGGTGCTCCCGGACTCCTCGATCATCGGCGCACCAGGAGGTTCCAGTACACGGCAGAGGCTTCCACCATGGAAGGCCGTGAGTCCACGACGCAATAGGCGTTAGCCAGAGGGCCGTCCAAGACCGTAAGCACGTCACCAGGGGACGGGGGAAACGCGATGTCCCCGGAGATGGTGGCCATAATGTCGCCGCTCTTAACCAGCCCGTCCCCGAAGACGAATCCGAGCCTCTTCGTGCTGTTGACATCCAGCACGGCGGATACGGTAGCAACGACGCTGCTCGTCGCGGGGGCGCCAGCGACAGGGTCATAGGTTCCCACGGTTGTGTGGGTAAGAGTGACCTGCGCACCGTGGCTCGCTATCCGGGACGATGCGAGCCCCTGGGCCATGGATGCGTAGCTCATCCGCGTTCCCCCTCAATCACGCCGCCACCACCGCCGCGAATGAACTCGCGAACAATGGACTTGACCTCGAAGGGGATGGGCTGGTGCCGGGGTTTGTTTATCTTAAGGGTCCCGATCTCCAGGGAGTCAGGAACAATCGCACCGGCGTCCGCCGCACGGTCCTCCCATAGGAGGCGGAAGGCAAGCGCACAAGTGGCGGTCTTGACCTTGGCGGGGATGGTCGTGGCATCCACGCCCCAACCTTCCCTGGTCACAACGTAGGCCCTGGGCCACTGTAACGCCTGGGACGCCGTGGTGCGGGTGCCGGTCCAGACTATGCCGTCCATGAGCCGGGTCGCCTCGGCCAGCGCCGCATTCTTGTCCGGGACCGTCGTAGTGGCATACTTGTTCTGGAACGCCGACGGGATGGTGTCCACGTAGGCGTCCAGGTCAGCGACCACGGCGTAGGTGTTCGCCGATGATCCGCCAGGGGTCGGGTCCAGGGTTAGGGTCATGGGCTACTCGGTGACGGGAAGCCAGTCCACGGATTTGTGGGCCTCGACACAGGAGGGGTGAACGAACAGAACTTCGCCGTCCTTGGTGACAGGTACAAGACCCTCGTTCTCTTCGGCCACTTCGGGGGGAATTTCGGACTTCTTGACACGGGCCATGTTGGCTCCAGGAAGGGCGAAGCCGGACCCCCGAAGAGGTCCGGCCCCGGAAGGTTAACCGAGGAGAGTGGCGATGAAATCGGACTTGACGGCCTTCACGCCCCAAGCGATACCAACCTCGTACTTGATCCGGCGATACAGGCGGTAGAGCGCCACCTGGAACCACAGGCCAGAGACGGGGTCCTGGATCAGGTAAACGTCGTCCGCAGAGTCGCCACCCTCGGGCATGGCCGGGGTGCGGGTCAAGAGGCGAATGGCGTCACGCTCGAAGGCCATGTTCGGCGTGTAGCTGTTGCCGATGGTCATGGCGTTGCCGGAGGGGATGGCCACCTGGGCGCCAGGGGTGCCAATGTAAATGGTGCCAGGAGCGGCCACACCGACGTTGACCACATACTTGTTGACGGAGTCTGCCGCGAAGGTCACGACATCGCCGGAGAGCACAGTGCCGGAGCCGGTGGTAAGGGCGATGGCATTCACGCCCTGAGCGGTGGCACCGCTGGTGACGTAACCACTGCCGGTGCCCTTGGTGAAGAGCTTATTCTGGGCCGAGACGCCCACCTGGAAGCCTTCCAGATTGCCGATAGCGCCATTGCGGAGAAGCGTGTCGGTGCCGGACTCGGAGACCTTGAAGAGCACGCTCTGCTTGCCTCGGAGGTTCGCGGCGGAGGCGGTGGAAAGGATGAGCTGCAAGTCGCTACAGGGTGCCCCGTTGTCCTCAAGGATCTTGCGGGTCTGCGCAAGATCGGAGAGGTCGGCAGCCGTGCCGAAGGGCGTGGTGCCCGCAGTGCCGTAGGCGCGGGAGGCTCCACCGTAGGCGGCGGCGGCCACGTCGGCCTCGACGAGGTTGGCGAGGTAGCGGACGCTCTGCGCGAACTGCTTAGCCAGCGCGTCCTGGGCGGCGGCGCGGGACTCGGGGGAGCCGGCGTTCAGGAAGCCCTTCAGTTCCTCACCCGTCCACCGGATGGGGCTGTACTTGGACTTGGTGATGCTCATGGAGAGCGTGCTGAGGGTCTGGTCGCCATCGTCGGGGGGAAGCTGGCCCGGCGTCACGTCACCACCGGTCGCAGGAGGAGTGATGGACGTGGTGATGGTCTGGCCCACGGCGGCGCTGTCGGCCTTGGCGTCCAGCGAAACGGCAGGGATGTAGCCCACGAGTTCGCGGGCGACAATATCCATGCCCTGATAGAGCACGGGAATGAGGTTGGTCAGGGTGTTTGCCACGATGGGCTCCTATCAGTCGGTGACCGTGCCGCCCTCGGCGATGTGCGCACGCCGGGCGGTCGGAGAGAGGTTGTCGAAATCGGACCTGGAGATGGACTTGGCGATGCTGGCCTTCCCAGCCGTGCCGCCGCCGCCGCCGGAATGCCCGGAGCCTTCAAAGCCCCAGGGCAATTCTGGCTTGAGAGAGACCACGTAGTCAGTCAGCTTCTGGCCTGGATTGTCCTTGACAACGACCTTGTAGCCATCTCCGTCGGGGACCACTTCCAGGTTGGGTGCGATGTGCGGCAGGAGTGCCCTGGGAATGCCCTTGACGGCGAGGATGGCTTCCATCGCGGCGCGGTCGCGAGCGTCCATTCGGATCTTTGTTTCAAGGGTCTCGGCGCGTTCCTTGTATGCCTTGGCATCAGCCTCCAGGCTCGCCTTCAGCTTATCGTATTCCCCTTTGCGCTCCAGCTCTTCTCGCTCCTTGGCTGCCTTCGCGTCAGCCTCGTGCTTCTCCCGCTCCTTCAGCGCCTTCTCGGCCGCATTGGCGCGTTCGCGTTCCTTCTGCAAGGCAGACTTCAGGCCGTCGCCGCTGCCCTCCAGGTGGAACTTCCCGTCCTCACCTTTCTTGTAGAGGTTGGCGACTTCTTCAGGCAGTCCTTCAAGGGTTTCGAGTGACATCTGTGTCTCCAGGGGGGCCGCCATCGCAGCGGAGGCAGGCTTCACGCCCACCTGGTGTCAGGGTGTGGCCCAGAGTGTTCGGACCGGACCGGACTATCTGGCGCGTAGCTGCTTGAGCGTCAGCGGGTTCCCGCGTCCGTCTACCATCTGCGTCAGGGACAGGCCGTCCTTCTTGTAGATCGCAAAGCGGCCGGGGCCAAGAATCTCCCGTTGCCGGTCCTCGCTCTGCTCGGCGAACCAGTCCTGGTAGGTCATGGTCGATGCCACCTGACCATCCAT